CTAAAGCACTAGACAAACAAGAAGGTGGATCACACTATGATCTGCCAATACAACCGCTCGAGTATATTCATGCGAATAGGCTAGGATATATCGAGGGTAATATTATTAAATACGCAACTCGGCATCGAAACAAGAACGGTGCAGAGGACATTAAAAAAATCATTCACTACTGTGAATTACTACTGGAGTTAGAGTATGCGAAAGACAGTGAAGAAGAAGAGCTACGAGGCCATAACCCCTCAGAACATAGAGAAGGTCAAGGCGTTACTAAACCCGCCTACTTCGGACCAACCTTCGGACACTACAGTAAAACCGATAACTAAGAAACAAGCGTGTGACATCTTAAACATTGCCTATAATACTACTAGGCTAAGTAATATTATAGAAGAATATGATGAACAAAAACAATATACCAAAAAGCGTAAGGCAGGTCTACGAGGCAGGCCAGCGACTGATGCAGAAATCAATGAGGCGTGTTCGAGTTTCCTCGGAGGAGATACTATATCAGATATTTCTAAACGACTCTTTCGTTCAGCAGGGTTTGTACGAGCAGTTCTTGAAAGAGTTGGAGTCCCGTCGCGACCAAACAACAAAGAAGAAAGACTAACTCCGCACTACTTTCCTGACGAGTGTGTGGCTGATGACTTTAAAATGGGCGAAATTGCTTGGTCTGCAATATATCATAGTACGGTTATAGTTAAGGATAGACTAGACTTAGATTGGTTGGCCTCAAAGAAAGGTATGGTAAATGTAGACTACGAAGCCAAGTATGGCTGTCCTTGCTACAGTATTTATGTAGTACAAAAAGTAGATAGCGAAGATACTTTTTTTACTAATGTAAACTCAGGAGGCTTTTCAGCGTATGCTCCTGCTTACGAACTTGGTAAGCTAACACATTTAGAAAAGTATGGCGTAAATTTGGAGAGGTTATAAAAAATATTTCTTGACAACATGGTTAAAATTGCCGTATAATATCCATTCTGAAATCGAGGAATATATGGGACAAAGATTCTACGAACAACAACTTAAAACTCTGGGCGACTGCCCAGGAAACAAAAACCCTAACAGAAGGAAGCGCAACATGGCGTGGGACGACGATAAAAAAGCACAAGCAGTATCAATGTACGAAGACATGGAGCCATGTCCAGAAACTAGCATGGAGATTGTAAAAGGTATTGCAGACGAACTAGACGAATCACCTAATGGTGTTCGCATGATTTTAACAAAAGCTGGCGTTTATGTTAAAAAGACCCCTGCTGCTAAATCTAGCAGTGGAACTACAGGAGGAGGCAGTACTCGTGTATCTAAAGCAGCAGCGGCAGAAGCCCTTATTGCAATTTTAGGTGACGCAGGACAAGACGTTGATGAAGAGATTATCTCTAAGTTGACTGGTAAAGCCTCACAATACTTTACTGCGATAATTACAAAAATTAACGAAGCATAAGTAAACTACCCCACTAGATTCGTCTAGTGGGGTCTTTTTGTATCTATAGAAATGACCTTGCAGTAAGTACATTCACAATAATGATTGCTGAAATACTACCCAAGGAGCTATAGTGAAAAAGCAAGAACTCGCACAGTTAGTGCGCACATATGGAGACGCCGTTATTACTTACCGTAGCGAGCACTCTAAAAAACTAAAGTACAATGTTTGTACCTTAGACTTCTCTACTCCCTACATTCAGAAAAAGAAGAATAGGGCAAAAGAAACGGATGACAACCTTCTTTTCTTCTGTTGGGATACCGACTCATATCGACTACTCAGACCTGCTAATGTGTCTAGTGTTGTGCCATTGTCTTCTATTCTCAAAAATGAGGGCAGATAATGGAACTGCATCAAGCTCCCGAAGCATACTCTCGTGTTATTCATTATGATGAACTCAAAGAGATACAGGTAAGACTAACTATCAATACCTTTCGGGGTATTGAGTATTTGCATCTTCGTAAATATTATATGGACTTTGATGAAGAGTGGAAACCTACCCCTGAGGGAGTAGCAATGCCGCTTGATCTTTCCAACTCCAGAGAAATGTTCATGGGATTAGTAGAGATACTATCGCTAGCAGAGTCAAAGGAAATGGTAGAAGAACATTTTTCAGATCTAATTAAGGATCTTTATAAATAGTTCTTGACAAGTTTGTTTAAATCCCGTATAATATACTTTCTTATTTAGGGGAAATACATGCAAGCATTTTTAGATAGAGCGAGTACTATGTACTACGAGGGTTATCCTATCATCTCTGATGAAGAGTTTGACCTTCTAGCTGAAAAGCACAACTACAACAAAGTGGGTTACACTGTTACGGATGCGGTTTCGCATACTTATCAAATGTACTCGTTGCAGAAGTGTTTTGACATAGACAAAGCTCCTCTTGATATAGCTGATTGCATACTTACTCCTAAGTTAGACGGAGCGGCAGTATCTCTGCTATATGTAAACGGAAGCCTACGGTTAGCTTTAACTCGCGGTGACGGTATACAAGGTAGAGATATCACGGATAAAATGAGATTCTTAGTCCCTTCGGAGATTATGGATACTCGTCTAATCCAAATAACGGGGGAAGTTGTTGCCCCTAGTAGTATTCCGAACTCTCGCAATTTCGCTGCGGGGTCACTCGGATTGAAGGGTGAAAATGGACTCTTAGAGTTTCAGACACGCCCTTTAGTATTTGTTGCATATGACGCGACACCTGAATTAGCCCAAGACTATAGGAGTACCTTGCGGAAACTAGAGTTACACGGATTCAATTCAGTTGATCATTTCGATACTACAGATTACCCCACCGATGGACTTGTCTATCGACTGCGTGATAATCTTAAGTATTTGCAACTAGGACATACCTCTAAACACCCCCGTGGTGCATTCGCTCTTAAAGAGCAGGCACAGGGAGTGGCAACAACACTTATTGATGTAGTGTGGCAACTCGGTAAGAGTGGCGTAGTCAGTCCAGTGGCGATCTTAGATCCTATTGACATTGGCGGAGCTACTGTTTCGAGAGCTACTCTGCACAATATTGAGTACATACGAGACCTTAACCTAGAGATAGGTTGTAGGGTGGAAGTGATACGATCAGGGGAAATCATTCCCAGGATTGTAAGACGTATTGAAAAATAAATCTTGACAGAAACCTTAAATCTGCGTATAATACTTATTCAATCTCAGAGGAAATAACATGACTAAAATCGAAGCCCCAACGAATTGCCCTAGTTGTAGTTCGGTGTTAGACGAAGTCAATTACCTCTTATATTGTAAAAATCCGCATTGCGGAGAAAAAGTTCTTAAACTCATCGAACACTTTGCTAAGACTCTAAAGATTAAAGGTCTCGGCCCTGTTACAGTTGCAAAGTTAGACATAGTTTCTCTTGAGGAATTATACTCTCTAACTACGCACGAGATAGCAGACCGAATAGCCTCTGAAGTACTCGCAGTAAAGCTAGTAGATGAACTAGAACGATCAAAAAAAGCACCACTGAATATACTATTACCTGCTTTTAGTATTCCTCTTATTGGCAAAACTGCCTCGGAAAAGCTTTCCAAAGTCTGCATTGATATTGAAGAAATAGACTACGAAACATGCCGAGAAGCAGGGCTAGGAGAGAAATCTACAGCTAATTTATTAAAGTGGATTGAAGAAGAGTTTTATCAAGTATCTTTGTTACCTTTCAGTTTCAAGTTTGATAAAACCACAACCATAACCCACGGTCCGACTGTTTGTATTAGTGGTAAACTTACCAGTTACAAATCTAAAACCGAGGCTCATAGCAAACTTCAAGAGCTTGGTTATGTAGTCAAAACAAGTTTGACTAAAAATGTCACAATTCTGGTGAACGAAAGCGGTGTCGAATCCGCAAAAACTAAGAAAGCCAGAGAATCTGGCGTTCAAATCATAACTAACCTTTTAGAATTTATTGGAGAATAAATAACATGGCACTACCTAAGTGGAATGACGAGCGTACTACCGCTCTAACTGATTTTGTCGGTGGCGAAAGCCCCGTTTCTCAAGCAACTGTTGCGGAAGCAGCTGTTGAACTTGAAACCTCTACTCGATCTATCTCAAGCAAATTGCGAAAGATGGGACACGATGTAGAACTAGCTTCTGCGGCTACTAGCCGAGCCTTTACCGATGGTCAAGAAGCTACTCTTGCTGCTTTTGTCTCTGACAACAGCGGAACCTATACTTATGCTGAAATCGCGTCTCATTTTGAAGATGGACACTTTTCTGCTAAGTCTATTCAAGGCAAGATCCTCTCTATGGAACTTACTGGTCACGTCAAGCCTGCCCCTAAAGTTGAAGCTGTACGCACGTACTCTCCAGCTGAAGAAGTCACCTTTGTATCTATGGTACAAGACGGTGCTTTCGTAGAAGCAATCGCTGCTGAACTAGAACGTTCTGTAAACTCTATTCGTGGTAAGGCTCTTAGCCTATTACGTTCTGGAGACATTGACGCGATCCCACGTCAAGAAACAACTAAAGGCGCTTCTAAAGAAGATCCATTAGCTGACTTGACTGATATCGGTAACATGGGTGTTGAAGATATCGCTGAAGCGATTGGCAAAACTGCTCGTGGCGTCAAGACTATGCTAACTCGTCGTGGCCTTTCAGCCGCTGACTATGATGGCGCGGCTAAGAAAGAAAAAGCTTCTGCTTAATCCTTTTTAGTTTATAGAGTAGGCTCTTCGGGGTCTACTCACTTTTTTAGATTTGAAATCGGGAGAATTTCATTGAATATCGCAAGTGCTTTGATAAAGCAGGTGCTTACACTCGGAGACTTTCAGACTTGGAGTGTTACGCATAGGCATTATCTGCCGGAGGAATATCATAGTCTTTATAAGGTTATAGATAAACACTCTACCGATTTTCATAGAATGCCAACGATTGAAGATCTAAAGTTTGAGATTCGTGATTCAAGTACTCGTGAAAAACTGTTCGCAGTGGAAGCAGTTGAGGTCGATGCCGACCCTGATATGCTTCTCCAGTACTTGAAGAACGAATACACTCAAAAAGAAATTCTGGATTCACTTGAAGACTATGTTGAAAACTCTGTTGCGTTCGAGGATGCACAAGAGTCTGTCAATCATCTTCACCAAATTGTACTCGATATTGAGCAGAAGGTAGATTTGGAAGATCCACAAGAGAGTATGCAACGTATTCCCTTGTTTGAGCCAGAAGAAGATTTAGCTAAGTACGTGCCCCTCGGCCTCAACGAGGAATACGACCACGAAATACAGTTCTCTCCCAGAGATCTAGTAATGGTTGGTGGTAAACGTGGAGCAGGTAAATCTGTTATTTGTGCTAACATTGCCAATAGTGTTATCAAAACTGGTAAATCGGCTATCTATTTCACTATAGAAATGGATAGTCGATCCATCCTTCAACGATGTTGTTCCATAGCCACAGAAGTCCCTTTTTCACGCCTCCGTACTAAGAATCTTAGTATAGTCGAGTGGGAGAAGGTTGCTACTTGGTGGGCAAATCGTTTTGTTTCTGGGCAAGACCGCTTGAACGAATATAAAGAACACCGTGATTTTGACAAGTTTCATGACAAGTTGCAGGTTGGAGAGCTTCTCCCGACTCAACAGCTTGATGTTGTCTACGATCCTTCTCTCACCCTCTCCAAGATTCGTGCAGAGCTTGACAAAAAAGTCAAGCCTCTCAATGTTGGTATCATCATTGTGGACTATATTAACCAAGTAAAGCGGTCGAGCTTGCCTTCTCGTGGAGGTCAGTATGACTGGACAGAGCAAATCGAAGTAAGTAAAGCGTTGAAGTCTATGGCACAAGAATATGATTGTACAGTATTTACACCTTATCAAACAGATGCAAGTGGAGAAGCTCGTTTTGCTAAAGGCATCCTTGATGCGGCAGATGCGGCCTATGCACTAGAAACGTGGGATCATGAAGATGCCTGTATCACTTTGAACTGTGTAAAGATGCGATCAGCTTCTATGAAGTCCTTCACATCCACAGTAGACTGGGACACCCTTAAGATTGGCCCTGAGTCTGCACTCACTCCTAAAGAAAAGGAAGATTCTACGCACAAGACAGGCGAAGATATTCACGATCTTTAAAATATTTCTTGACTTTTTAACTTTTCATGCGTATAATATACGGATACTTAAAAGGAGAAAAGCATTTGGCACTTACATTCGGTAGTTTACGACACACTAGCTCAGGTAGAAAGAGAAAAGCATTACCTAAAGCAAAGCGATACACACCTAAGTTCCAGCCTCTAGTAGAGACCAGTGTATACCGTAGAGAAACTAAAGAGTATAAATCCGCAGATGTATCAGGAGCAGACACAACACTCACTGCTAGACATAAGCTAGACTCAAAGTATACAATCGCACCTGCATACAATAAAGGTGCTTACCAAGTAATTAGTAGAGAAAACGTACAGGACATTGGCCGATGACAGTAGAAGAACTATTAACATCTAGAAATATTTACTTTATACCCAAAGGAGGCGACTGCTTAGTAAGTTGTCTTAATCCAGAGCACGCAGACAGAAACCCTAGTATGAGAATTGATCGTATTACAGGTATCTTTGGTTGCTTCTCCTGTGGGCATAAAGGAAACATTTTTACTTATTTCGGCGAAAAGGCAAATCATTTACAAGTAAGAAGAGAGTTGCTAAAGAAAAATATTAAAGAGAAACGGTCTGAAAGTATTGGTTTGTCTTTTCCTCGAAATTTAATGCCGTATACAGGCAACTGGCGAACTATCAAGCCAGAAACGTATAAAAGATTTGAAGCGTTCCAACACCATGACCCTGACCATATAGGACGAGTAGTATTTCCAGTACGAGACATATCAGGTCGCATAGTAGCATTCAATGGTCGTCATACTACAGGCGGTACGCCTAAGTATATGATCTCGCCTGCGGGTGCAAAGATGCCTCTGTTCCCTATAGTAGAGCCAATACAGGGTTCTGTTATACTAGTAGAGGGCATATTTGATATGATTAATCTACAGGATAAGGGTTTGACAAATGCAGTATGTTGTTTCGGAACAAAGAATATTAATGAAGATAAGCTAAGGATGCTGTCCATTCAGGGCGTAGACTGTGTAGATATCTTCTTTGATGGTGACGATGCAGGACAGACTGCAGCAAGTATAGTAAAAGAAATGGTTGAGCGAGTAGGCTTGACCTCAAGAAATGTATGCCTCAAGGACACAGACCCTGGAGCACTACCACTAAAATCAGTACAAACATTAAAGAGTAAATTATATGCCTAAAGTTGCATTAGTAGAAACTAAACCAAGTAGAACAAATTTTAAGAAAGAGTTTGATGACGAGTTCGAGTTTGATCAATATCAGCTATGCTCCGACCCAAACATTAAGAAAGTACTAAGACGAGATGTAGATATTCAAATCGATCCCTCTGCTTATGACTGGCTCATTCTCGTAGGAAGTGACGCACTTAAGTTTTTCACTTCTGAAAATTCAGTCACCGAATACTCTGGCAAGAAAGTAGAAGAGAAGTACTTGCCTGTCATTAACCCTGCTATGCTGGCATTCAAGCCAGAAGCACAACGCACATGGGATGACTCTAAGCAAAGTATTGTAGAGTACATTACCGGCAACAAACAAGATACATTAATTACTGAGTACAATGCTTGGGGTATACAAGATACTGCAGAAGCAAATGCTTTCTTTCAAGCAGCAATAGACGCTCCTTTAGGTTATGTAGGTCTTGACTCAGAGACAACAGGACTATACCCTCGTGACGGACACATCCTCGGTTTGTCCCTGTCTTACGAAGCCGATCGCGGAGCATACATTGATACAGAGTGCCTAGACGAAGAGTCTGAGCGCCTGCTACAAGAGTTGTTCGACAAGAAGATAGTAGTATTCCATAACGCTAAGTTTGACTTGGCATTCTTTGAGTACCACTTTAACTTTAAGTTTCCTCGCTTCGAAGACACCATGCTACTACACTATCTCATAGATGAGAATCCTGGCACGCATGGCTTGAAAGCCTTAGCTATGAAGTATACAATCTATGGCGACTATGAGAAAGGCATGTACGAGTGGATGGCTCAGTATCGCAAAGAGCATGGCATACTAAAAGCAGATTTCACATGGGATGCCATTCCTTTTGACATTATGAAGCTATATGCGGGTATGGATGCGGCAGTTACGTTCTTACTCTATGAAATCTTTATTAAGATTAAGCAGAACAAAAGACTTGCAAAGGTCTACGAAAACATATTAATTCCTGGCTGTCGTTTCTTAACAGATATCCAAGACAATGGCGTACCTTTTGATATCGGAAGACTTCAAAAGTCTCAGTTGCTTATGCAAGAGCAAATTGATGAAGCTATCGTAGAACTCTACAAGCACCCTGCTATTAGTAAATTTGAGAAAATTAATGGAAAAGATTTTAATCCTAACAGTACTGTTCAGCTTCGTAGTTTATTATTTGATTTCATCGGCCTTAATCCTACTGGAAAGAAGACAGGTACAGGCGCAAACTCTACAGATGCGGAAGTTCTTGGAGAGCTTGCGGAACAATCCGACGTCCCCGGACTTATCCTTGCTATTCGACAAAAATC